AATGATTTGACCAGTTAGTGCATAAGCACCTAGTGCTGCCATGACACCTAGCATTGCTAGGCGACCGTTCAGCTTCTCAGCGTTTTCGTTGTGTAAATCGCGCACGTCAATAAGTGTGATAGGTGGTTCTTTTGCGTAGATGTTTGTACGACCGCCGTCTTCATTAATAACTGTCATCAGAATGCAACGTCAGATCGTTCAAGCTTCATCAGGATGTCGTTCCTGTATGCAGGGTCACGGTCATACCGTGGGTCATTGATTGCTTCAACAACCTCAGCCTGACTACGGAACGTGTCACGTGAATTGCTTGGAGCTTTACCTTGTAGTTGCGTACCTTCGTATCCATTCTCTGCTTGGTAGCGAGCTTGCAAGCCAGCCATAACCATCTGGATCTGTGCCAACGAACCACTATCAACTGTGGTGTTAAAGGCTTCAAGCTCGACTTCAGATAGAGCTTCAGCAGCCCAACCAGTGATCTGGTTGTAACTCTCTTCACCTCCAACTGAAGCCTTCAGACTGGATACATCTGAATCAGTTAGGTCAGCCGAAGGTGGTTGTGCTAAGGACATATATGCATCAAGAAGTTCAGAGCTATCCAACTCAGCTAGAGCATCTCGTGTCTCTGGTGTCAGCTCTCCACTTTCAGCAAACTCTTGAGAAGCAGCAGAGATCATGTCAGTAGCAGGAGTTGATTCAAACTCTTCTGCATCTTCCATCTCTTCTTCAGATTCCTCGTCCCCTTCACCTAGCTTCTTTTGAAGCTCAAGGTATGCAGACTCAAGGTCCTCAGCGTTCTTATATTTACCAGCTAGGAGGTTATCCTGCTGTTCCATAAGTTCCTCACCCACTGCCAGAGAATCCTGTTCCTCATCGGTCAGGACCTCTGTATCAGGTGAGTTGTCATAAGTGAATGTTTCAGCCATCGGTGGGTGGTTGTTGTTGTTGGGTGAGTTGTTGTGCTATTTCAGCGGCATCAGGGTTCTTACTTGGATCCATCAATGGAGCAGACATCATTTGTCCTGCTTGTCCAAGTAGCTGTTGCTGTGATGTCATGGCTTGTTTCTGCTGCATCTCTTGCTGCATCTGCTGTGGTGTCTTCACCAGGTTCAGTACGTCAATACCTTGAGCAGCAGCTAGACGTTTAATAGCTTCTGACGCATCGATGTATTTCATCAACGCTTCAGGTCCAAGTGTCTGAGCAATGGTTCCAATGAAGGCGGTCAAACTCTCACGATCTTGTCCACGTCCAAGTGCGTTCACACCTGCCACGATCTGTGGCTGGACATACTCTTTTGGAATCTTGGGAAGCTGTCCACTGCGCTGCATAACCATCAGAGTCCGAGCCAGGTATGGCTTCAAAAACTCAACAGTCAACAGGCTGAATAGTCCTCCCAGTTGTTGTTCAAGTTCAAGCTGAGTGAGGCGTACCTCTTCAGCAGTTGTACGTTCTGACTGACGGATGTTCAGCAACAGGAAGGCTTCGCCAAGGCGACGCTCAATCTGCTGTGCCATCTGTGAGGCAGTAGCAAAGTCAGCAGTCTTACCAACCTGTACAACGCTTACGTCTTCAGGCCGACCCTGCACGATTGCACCGTTGCCAGCTTTGGCAATGGTTGCTGGCTTTGTAGTAGCAGCCGGGTTCACAAGGAACACAACCTTTGCTGCTGCTGCACTGCCTTCAATCAAGGCTTGACTTAGTGCCTCCAGTGAACGGAGATCACCAAGGAACTCTTCGACACGACCTCGTCCATAGTCTTCACCATCAACAGCGTTGAATCGAAGGACTAACCATGGGGTTGCATCTTTAGGAGCAGTACTACGGGAGCCTTCGATGATCTTGTCATCGACCTCCTGATGCCATACCCAGCCGCCATTATCTTGACGACGTACGTATGTATAGACCTCAGCATCTTCATCGTTGTTGCCTTTACCCGACACAGTGTTGGGGTCAGGCATGGGGTCGATGCCGAGTAGCTTGCGGTTAACAAGCTCTTTGGTGACTATCTCACATACATAGCCATTTCCATCACGGCTGACTACATAGCGATTTAGTGGAAAGTTCTTCAGACCTTCTTTGCCCATGAAGATCAAAGCGTTGCCGCCGACGATCAGGTGCTTGAGAGCCTGGTGAACAACGACACGATCACTGGATGCAGCAATCTTGTCCATGACCATCCGCTCCATCTTGGAGAAGGACAGGTCAAGTTCGCTTCTAACTTCCACTGGAAGTTCTTCTCCCAACTGGTCATCTCGTACTTGCAATTTGAAGAACGAGGTTTGGGGAGGTAGCAGCGCAAGCATGAGCTTGGCTGCAAGTGTGACAACTGACTTTGCACCGACGGATTGCCATGGCGTCGTCAGCCTCTTGTGATTCTGACGTACACGTAGGTCGTCAGTAATTAAATGAGGCAGCGTCAGTTCAGAACACTCAACTGCTATGTCAAGAAATTGATGTCTGTCAGATGACAGTTGACTGTACCGTTCTTTCGCTTTAGACATTTAGTCCTCCAGTGCTACCACCGGATGCGTTCTGTTGCAGAGGGATTTTTAGGTCACTTGCACCAACACGTTTAGCTTTGACAGTTGATAACTTCTTAGCGAAGTCAACCTTTGGTTTCTTGTCGTCAGCACCTTCAAGTGATTCGGGTGCCGGAGGAGCTTTGGGTTGTTGAGGTGATTGCTTAACAATCGGCGGAAGCTTCGGAGGATCAGGTGGCTTAGGTGGTTTAAAGCCTAGTATTTTTGCAACGTCTACACACATTAGTTTTCATCCAATAAATCGTTTACAAATTTGACAACACTTGCCTGACCTGCTTTGTAGAAGATGTTGGCTTGTGTATCTGTAGGTCGTATCAGTTCGTTAGGGAATGCTTCCGCTAACCGAGCCTGAATCATGTCCAGTTTTTCGTACTGGAACTTAAGCGTATTGGGGGAGGTTGACATTCGAGTGCTCAAAGAACGCTGGCATACGTGCAGACTTAGTAAAGGAAAGCTCAGGAGCCTTGCCTTGATACATCAAGTTGTCACTAGAATCCAGCCAGAATTTCTTGTCTAGATATTTATCGATGTTGCTACCTAGTGGTTGCATCACCCAGTTGATAGTTGCTTTACGTAGTTTGTCCAGACTTGGAGAGATCTCCAGTCCTAGTTCTCTACATACAAGTGAGTTACACGCGACATGAATTTGTTCATCTCTGCTAATATCTGCACTTACTGTCCTCATTCCAGGGTCACCATTAGCGCGAAGCAATGGTAAAAGAACGAAGAATATTGAACGCTCGGCAACCATTGCTTTCGTGATCGTATGATCCGGATGCGCTGTCCAAGCATCACGTAGCCGTAACGCTTCAGCCTCAGCCTTTTGATCAACCCCGTAAGCATTGGCAATGTAACCAAGTGCGAGGTCATGATTTTCCTCGTCTTTGACATTGGATTCCAATAGCTCTCGTGATGCTTTTGGTACGTCATTCGCCAATGCATCACGGATAAAATCTCCCACAGGTAGTTCCATGTGTCGCAATGCAAGTGCACGGAGCAGTGTTTCGTGTGCACCTTCTTTGCATGTACCAGCAGTTGTCTGTACTGGTGTCCATTTCCGTTTTCTGTTTAGTAGTTTCTGATAAGGATTCATTCCTGACAATCACATTGAGGTTCTTCATTTAAAATGTCCCCTAAATACTGTTCAATATCACTTTCGGCTAATGCTGCATAAGCATCAGACTTATCTTGTGTATCAGGCATTACCTGTAAACTGTAATAGAGGCTAGTTTGCGGGGACCGTAGCCACTCTTCCACGAATTCATTGTCGTAGGTTACAACGTCACTCCAAGAGTTAAAGCTATATCCATGAAGAAGCCCTGTGTTGTTGAACAGTATCATCAGTCCATCTGCGACAGCCCGGTAGGCATCCCATCCGACTTCTGATGCAATTTCAACATCACCATAATTGTATGTTTGTACACCGAACGTGCCGCTATCACGGTCCACAGTACGGCTGATAGGTGGTGCAATTTCAGGGGTAGATGTAAAGCCATCGAGATCTTTTGATCTGTAGCTACACGATGCAGTAGGAGCAATTGCAAACGCTCTATCCATATTGTGTGACCTAGCAATACGTGCTGCAAGGTTGATACCTAGCTTGATCTGTACTGCTAGTTCATAGGCTGGTGTGCGTACAACCTCACCAGAATTTAGGCACCTAAGTGCTTCACCAAACTGTTCATACTTTACTCCGTACCTCCGTAAGAGATTTGCGAGTCCGAGTATTCCCAGTCCGACTTGTCTGTCTGTTCGACTGGGGAGATATTCTCCTGAATCGCCAACGCCAGTTCTACCATGGAGTTGGCACAGTTCTGACATCCCTTCAGAGAAAGCTCTCGGAATGTCGTCAAATTCACAGGCACCGAAATTGATATGTTGCAAGAGACAGGTGCCTCTACTTGGCAGGTACACTTCAAGGCATACATTTCCACGGATTCTTTCTCCAAACTTGTCGTACTTAACTTTGTTTAGCCATACATCTCCAGACTTAATAGCGAAGAGAAGTTCATCTTTGAACGTACATTCTTGCCACCATTCATCTGTGATGTTGATGCATCGTTTGACCCACGGCAACTCTGATCGTGAGACAGTAATGAACTCAAGAGCATCACTGTGCCGGAGATCGAGGTGGCACACTATCGCGCCATTACGGTAGGTGCCACCCCTCCTCAGGATCTCATTTAAGGTGCTGTAGATTTTGGCGAATGATACTGGTCCGCTTGCAACGAGCTTGTCATTTCCTTTTGTTGATTCCGTTCCTTTGGGTCGCAGCTCCGACAAGTGGATCGCGCAGCCTGCTCCATTTCGTAAAGCATGAGAAGCAAATCTCCAGCTTGCTTCGATTCCATTGGGACCCTCCATTGAGTCTTGTACTACAAAGACTGTGCAGCTAACAGGTAGGCGGGAGGTGGGTGCGTCAAGCCAGGACTGAACACGGCCAGTCCTTGAGATATAAGATGCGGTGGTCATTTAACTAGGTCAGATAATTGAGGTGGTTTGTAGTTAGGTCCTTTCAAGACTTTGCCGTCAGCTCGATAGATAGGTTTGCCATCTTCACCGAGCTTTGACATATTCGATTCATGAACTCTGGTCATCGCTTCGTCTAGGTCCCATTCTTGGGACGCTGCGAATTGAAAACATACATACACCAGGTCAGCCAATTCTTTTAGCTGATGTTCTGTATCCTCAAAGTGATAAGCCTCGTGGAACTCAGACCATTCTTCATCGATCAAAGATTTCTGGGTCGCCCTCTTGTCCGGTCCATTCGGGATCTTGTAAGAAAAGCGGAATTGGTCCGCTTGTTCCATGAGGCTGGGGTGTATGTAAGAGTTCATTTTCAAGATAGTGGATAGCTTTGTGAAGGTCCTCTCTTTTAGAACCTTTGTAACCGGCTCTGCAAATATACTTAATAGCATTGCCGAGGTGGTAGTTTAGCTGTTGGTCGCGGATGAAGTCCCATACTTCTATGGATCCACGAGTGTAGTGGGTGGGTGATTCG